ATTATGAAATCAAAACAAGTATTATCAATAGAACAAATGAAGCACTTGCAGGAGCTTGGATTAGATACAAGCGATGCAAGTATGCATTGGCAGCATTTACCTACTGCCGATGCTATTATCAATGGAACAGATGAAACAGAGAAAGAACCTACTCTCTTCGTTTCTCAACCGAATATGAAACATGAATACCCTGCTTATACCTTGCAGGACATTCTGGATAAGCTGCCAGAATCAGTACAGGTATATGATTTGTACATATTTAAGAAAGTAGGGTTGTGGTGGCTCAAATATGTAGACGTAACGAATAATGGAACCGTTCATTTAGAAAAAATGCCGAGGTTGATAGATGCAGCCTATTATATGTTACGTTGGTGCATTCAAAAGGGGGTTGTTAAAACTAATAAGGAGGTTAAAGATGGAAGAAAAGAAAATTGATTGGGAACAGAGGCGTTATGAACTGGCGAAAGATTATTCTACAGAGTTTGTTAAACTACAGCATAAAAGGGGTATAACTGAGTGCGGCATACTATATCCAGATGTAGTATCATGGTCTGTAGAACTTGCTGACGCACTAATAAAGAAACTGAAAGGAGAATAACTATGGGATTTACAACACCGTGCTTTATACGAAAGAATACGCCAGAGCTTAGAAAGAAGCTGGAAGAGTTGAGATATAAACTACTTAATTCTGGTGATACAACTTTAGATGCACATAATTATGATGGCAAGGGAAGTCATAAAAGTATTGAAGAAGGAAGAGCAATCATTACATTCTATGGGAATTTATATGGGGTGATATATAATGTAGATACTGTCACCAAGAAAGGAAGGGTCGATTGTGGAGCTAATGAGTTCTTGTTTCTTGCCATTGCTGCATTGAGATATGATACAGACGATAGCCAATGGTTCACGGATGGGGAAGATTGGTTCTTATGCCAATATCTGAAAGTAGGAATGCACTACCAAGACAAACCGGAAATACTATTTGATAAGTGGCATAAAGCCTCCGTGGACGAACTGATTGAACACTTTAAACAAGAATAATATGAGAAAGTATAGAATTGAGAACTATGGCATTGATAAGGACATCTTTGATGTACAAATGAATACTTGGTGGTGCGGATGGATTTCAATAAAAACATTTGTAGCAAGCGATATTGCTCCTGATAGTATTGATTATGCAAAAGCCTGCGCACAAGAACTATTAGATAAATTAAGGGAGGAACTACCATGAATGAAATAACTATTAGACAATGGTATGATACCTTCAAATCGGGTGAAGAATTGGTTGAAGTTCGTATAGTAGACAATGCTTATAAACGAACCTATTCTGGCTACTTTACTGATGTTGATACCCTGCTCAACGAAATTAGGAAGTACGATAACTGTAACATCTACTTCACATTGAACGCTATCAATCCAGCATGTTATGACAGAGAGCAGCATGATAGGATTGTCACTAAACCTAAGTCAACTACTTCTGACAATGATATTGTTGGAAGAGATTGGATATTGATAGACATAGATACTAAGAAGCCATCAGACACAAACTCAACTGATGAAGAGAAGGAGATGGCGAAAGAAGTAGTCAACAATGTATTTAAGTTCCTACGGGATGAAGGCTTTGAAAAACCAGTAGTATGCGATAGTGGTAATGGTTTCCATCTACTGTACAAAATAGCCATGAAGAATAGCAATGAGAATACTACAATCTGCAAAGAGTTCCTGCAAGTTCTTGATATGCTATTCTCTAATTCGAATGTGGAAATAGATTGTACTACACATAATGCAAGCCGGGTATGCAAACTTTATGGTACATTTAGCCGAAAGGGAAGTAACACCAAGAAGCGTCCTCAAAGGGAAAGTAAGATACTAAGAATACCAGATGAAATTAAAATAACTCCAAACGAATACTTTGCCAAAGTTGCTGCCATGCTCCCGAAGCCAGAACAACCGAGCAAAAGCAATTACTACAGCAATGAGAAGTTTGACTTAGAAGCATTTCTGAATAAACACCACATTGCAGTGAGAAACATTGTAAGGACATCATCGTTCACAAAGTACATACTTGAAGAATGCCCGTTCAATAGTTCACACCGTGCACCGGATTCAGCAATCTTTGAGATGTCTAATGGAGGACTTGGTTTTAAGTGTCTGCATTCAAGTTGTTCTCAATATACATGGAAAGACTTTCGGTTGAAGTTTGAGCCGGATGCTTACGACCACAAGGAATACCAAAGGCATGAACATAAGATGCAATACTATTCTCAACAAAAGAAAGAGCCTTTTGTACCAAAGAAGGAGGATTCTACTAAAGGAAAGAAGTGGCTGGCTATGACTGATGTTCAGTATGTGGATATGAGTAAGATGGCTTCAATTCCTACGGGATATAAAGAACTTGACAAAAAAATCATTGGACTGTTGCTTGGAGATGTAACTGTATTGTCTGGCGGCTCCGGTGCGGGAAAAAGTAGTTGGATAGATTGTGTTGCTCTGAATGCTATACAAAGAGGATATAAAGTAGGAATATGGTCGGGAGAATTGCAAGACTTTAGATTTCAAAGCTGGATAAATCAAATCGCTGCTGGTAAAAATTATGTATGCAAAAGGGAGGGCTTTGAAAACTACTACTATGCTCCTAAAAATATTTCCAATCAGATAAGTAATTGGTTAGAAGGCAAACTATTCCTTTATAACAATAATTATGGAAGTAAATGGCAACAACTGTTTGCTGATGTAAAAGAGCTTGTAGACAAAGAAGGTGTACAGCTTATTGTTCTTGATAACTTGATGGCATTGCAGATTGACAACTATGAAGGTGATAAATATACCCAGCAAACTAAGTTCATCAATGACTTAAAAGAATATGCTAAAGCTAAGAATGTGCATGTGCTGTTAGTATGCCATCCAAGAAAAGAAGGTATATTCCTACGGAAAGAAAGCATATCCGGTACAGCAGACTTAACGAACCTTGCGGATTCAGTTTTCATTATACATCGAGTAGGAAAAGACTTTGAGCAGAGGGCAGGGGAGTTTCTCGGAAAGGATAAAGTTCTCCCATATCTAAAGTACAACTCTGTAATTGAAGTTTGCAAGAACCGAAGCATGGGAGTGATAGACTTATTGGTAGGGATGTACTACGAAGTCGAATCCCGCAGACTAAAGAACGAAATATCGGAGAACATCGTCTATGGATGGCAGGAACAACCTTCACAGTTGACATTTGAAACGATACCCGAATCTGATGTTTCTGACTTACAAGACATATATGACAATATGAGCAATCAATTACCGTTTGGTAACGAATTGCAGGAATTACCCTTTTAAAATGGAAAATAAAATCGAATTTACGAAAATAGAGCAGTATTTACCGAAAGAAGGCGAAGAAGTTCTATTCCTCTGCGAAAATAATATGATTTTTCACGGGGAATATCTATTAGGTAATTGGTTCATGTATTCACCGGAATATAGTAGCAAAATAATAAGCACTATCTGCCGATTCAGAGTAGTCGGGTGGGTAGGAATAAATAACTTTAGTTTTTAATCAATTAAAAGAATTAATCATGTTAGTACAATTAATGGAAGCAAAAGTTTCTTACGTTAAAATCAACGAAAGAGGCAAGCAAAAGAGAGTAACAGAAAAGTATCTTGTAAACGCTATGAGTTGCACGGAATGCGAAAAGCTGATGAATGAAGAACTGTCTATCTACTAAGCAGAAGAGTTTTCAGTTCTTGCAGTTGGACGGACGAACTTCCAAGAATTTTTGGGAGATAAGGACAAGGAGGACAAGAAGCTGTTTATGGTAAAGCTCAACTACATTACTCTGAATGACGATGGTGACGAGAAGAAGACACCTTGCATGTTGATTGTTGAAGCTGATACAACAGAAGAGGCAACAAACACTGTCAAAGAAGCTATGTCCGCTTCAATGGCTGATTGGAGAATCGAACGAGTTGTTGAATCTAACTATGTGGATATTGTGAACTTGTAGTTTATAATCTCGTTTATTTTAAGTCGAAAGGGAGAGAGTAACAATTGTGCTTTCTCTCTTTCTTTTAACATAATTACGAACCCGATTTTTTGGAACTTTCCAAAATTTCAGCTACTTTTGTCACTGTAATCAAAACCAAATTTACAATGAAGATAAGATTTAAGAAGCTGGATAAATCAGTTCCTTCACCATTCAAGAAATACCCATCTGACTTTTGCTGGGACTTATACGCTACTTCATGCGAGGAAATTGCACCTAAAGTTTATAAGTATGGATTAGGCATTGCAATAGAAATGGAAAGAGGCTGGGAAACTATATTGAAAGGTTCTAATATAGACATTGAGGAGGATACACTTATAGATTTATCTAAATTACCATTTCATTT